GTATAGAGTAGTTAGTTAGTAGAGAATATTTTAAAGATTTAAAGCAATGCTGTCAAGGGTTTTGATGAAGAGGGAGAGATAATGGGACGCAATATGCCGAGTCAGCCGCACCATGTTGGTCGCTCCAACGCGCAGCGTCAGGAGGACATGGCGAAGAGGAAGGCGAAGTTCCTTGAAGTATACGAGGCGTGCGGGACTATTCGTAGTGCGTGTAATGTTACGCAGATCAAGCGGCACACATACCAGCGGTGGGTTGTAGAGGATGCGGACTTTGCGAAGGAATTTGACCAGGTGCGCGTTGCATTTGCGGAGAGTCTTGAGGAGCTGGCGCTTGACCGTGTGAGGAATCCTGACAAGAACCGCGGGAGTGACCTATTGCTTATCGGGCTTCTGAATGCGAATATGCCATCGAAGTATCGTCCGCAGGTCGCGATGAGTGAGGACAGTGCGAAGGAACTGATTATTGAATGGCGAAAGGCATCCAGGGAAGTTGTGAAGGCAGCTTCGTCTGAGAAACCCGAGGAGGACCTTGCGCCGAATATAAGTGATACACTTACGGAAATACTTTCGAGACGTGGAAATGCCCCGAAGGAAACGGAAGAGCCGGAAGGCGACAAATGACGATCCGAGACGCATACAACGCTGCTAGCAGTGAAGAACCTGAAAACCTGACTTCCCACCATAAGGAACCTATATGGGAAGTAAGGTCATTAGATCCCGTGTATTTAATGCAAGAGATCAATGACTGGGCGGGTGACGACCACGAGAAGTGGGAGTCCTTGCTTGATATAGCAAACGGGAATTACAGTGCTGCTATCCAGTTAACCCCCGGGGCGATCCTCCAGGCATGGGTTGGAAACAAGTACCGGCACTATCGGGGTTTGAAGGATAACAACGAGGCGGACATTTCTTTTTTTGGACGGGTTGTTCGTAAAGTGGAGCCTGATGTGCCGGAGGCCATCGCGGGGGACAGGAAGATGACAGACGCGTTCATGCGTAAGGTGAGGCAAAAGGTTCGTGTTCCTGCTGGGCAGTCAGACCAAGCGAGGTTGTTGTGACTCACTCCGGGAGTCTAGGATGGAGCCGCTAAGTGGCGAAGAATAACAGTATTTCTAAACGCAAGAAGATTCGGAAGAAGTCCAGAAGGGCAGACAGGGTAGGCAAGAAGCGATGACAACCCATGATGTCGTGGATGTAGTGAGTGGCTATGTGCCTGAGCTGAGAAAATCGGGTCGGAATTTCGTGGCGCTGTGTCCATTTCACGCTGAACGTACACCATCCTTTGTGGTGTTCCCTGATCGCGGATTATGGCGTTGTTTCGGGGCATGTGCTACAGGGGGAGATGTTTTTGCCTTCGTCATGCGCATTGAAGGACTCTCGTACCCGAACGCACTTAAGTTAATGGCTGAACGTGTAGGTTTATCTTTGCCCCAAAAAGCGGGGTCAACAACGGAAAGAAACGGACTGCTCATGGCCGATGGATTTGATGAGGCGATTCTTGGGGTTTGTGAGCGAGCGGGTAGTTGTGCGGTTGTGGCGTATGACAGGGATAAGTGTATTGATATCCTTGTTGCAAGAGACGGGATGGAATATGAGGAGGCGGTGGAGTACTTCGAGTTTAATGTTATAGGTTCATGGGTGGGTGAGCACACTCCTGTATATATAACAGTACGCCCGGGGAAAGAAGATACTGAATGACAACAGTAGCGAGAGGGCCTAGTCTCAAGGACTACCTGTTCGATAAGGTTGGGTTTTACCCGACGGAAGAACAGAAGGCGATCCTTGAAAACCCCTATCGCTTCAGTCTTATTGCCGGTGGAGAACAGGCAGGGAAAAGCCTTATTGCTTCCAAGTACCTTTTGTCCAGGTTTGCGGAAACCTCGGAACGCGGACTCTACTGGCTTGTTGCCGCTGATTACGAACGCACACGGGCAGAGTTTGAATACCTGCTCCAGGACTTTACCACTCTCGGGATTCTCAAGGAGGCATCGAAGAGGGTTGACCCAGGTCACCTGCTTCTCGCCGACGGGACGAGGATCGAGACGAAAAGCGCGAAAGATCCGAGAACCCTCGCGATGAGGGCTCCTAACGGGATACTCGGATGTGAAGCGTCACAACTTGATATGGAGACGTTCTATCGCCTTCGGGGAAGATGTGCCCCGAAACGTGGATGGATGTTCTTATCGGGGACTTTCGAGGGAAGCCTCGGATGGTATCCCCAGATGTTCACTGCCTGGGCATCAGGTGCTGACAAAGAGGCTCGAGCTTTCTCCCTCCCAAGCTACACTAATGTCTACCTGTACCCAGGCGGTGCTCGAGATCCAGAGATACTCAGGCTGAAAGAAGTATCGAGTGATGATTTCTTCATGGAACGCATCGAAGGAAAACCATCACCGCCGAAAGGACTTGTGTTCCCCGAGTTCCGACCCGACCTCCATATCGAGGAAGTCGAATACGAAAAGGGAGAACCCGTGTACCTGTGGATGGACCCCGGTTATGCAGGTGCATATGCCGTGGAAGTTATCCAGATGCGCGGCGAACAGGTCTGTGTTATAGATGAGATATATGAACAGGGCCTCGTGACCGATGATATAATCGACATCGCACAGTCGAAGCCGTGGTGGCAGGACGTCCGGTTCGGGGTTATTGATATCGCAGGAACACAGCACCAGGCAATGGCAGCTCCCGCGGAAGCATGGCTCGATAAGACAGGGCTTTACCTGTCCTCCCAGAAGATACGGATCAACGAGGGGACGGAAAGGCTGAAGGGCTGGCTCAAGGTTAACCCTTCCACACACGCTCCGCGAATCGTGTTCCACCCGAAATGCTCAGGGATACTCAGTGAGTTTGGTTCTGCTCCCAATCCTTTTGACGGGCAGACAAAAGCGTACCGCTGGAAGACTGACCGGGAAGGGAATATCGTTGGAGATATCCCCGATGACAGGTATAACCACGGGGTGAAAGCTATTATATACGGGCTTATAGACAGATTCGGGTACGGATACGTCGAAGGACGCGACCGCATCCGGGTAAAGAGGTGGTCTTAATGGCACGCCGGAAGCCGGAAGATATTATAGAACTCGTAGAGTCGCACTATGATTCTACGGAACCTATGCGCCAGAGGATGCAGGACGACCACGCCCTCTACAGGCTTGAACCATATGACGCGGGCGAAGGATATCAGGCGTACACGAGCAATGACCCGCAGACCTATGCAGAGAAAGTAATCGGATGGATCACCGGCGCTGATATGACCGTGAGAATTCCGTATGACGGCGGGGATGATGAGGACAGGGAGCGGAACGATATGAAGGAACGCTTCCTTATCGGGATGCTCAAAGCAGCAGACGAACGCCTGTGCAGGATGATGCTCCCTACCCTCCGAGACCAGATAGCATGGTATGTCGCAATACGTGGCTGGTACGCAGGGAGAGCACTCCTCGCAAAACGGGAAGACGGATCGACATACGTGGATATAACTCCGTGGGACCCGCTCCATACATACTGGGGAGTGGGAGCAGACGGACTTGACTGGGTATGCTATAAGGTTCCGAAGACAAAAGAACAGATATTTTCCCAGTATAACGTGAAGGTAGACTGGGAAGCTCAGTATACAGCAGACGGCATATGCGTCTATGACTTTTATGATAAGGAGATGAATACGATCCTTATCCATAACGGCTCAACGTCACGCCCACTGACCAGGGTGGTGAAGAAACAGACGCGCCACGGCGCAAACCAGGTTCCGGCATTTATTGGCCCAATCGGGGCAAACCCATATATTGTTTCCCTTTCACAGTCGAACATGGAAGATACTATCGCCGATGTCGGTGAGTCCGTGTTCCGCTCGACAAGGGATCTCTATCCGAAACATAACCTCATGATGAGTACCATGCTTGAACTGACAGCACGCTCACGACGGCAGGGACTTATCGTGCGTTCCCGCGACGGAACGAAATCACTGGATGAAGACCCGTACCTTGAAGGGTCTGAAATATCACTCGCTCAGAATGAGAACGTGGAACCACTCGGGCTCCTTGAGATGTCGAGAGAGACAGGGGCGTTCATGTCGCTCGTATCTGGAGAGATGCAGCGAGGCTCTATCCCCTACTCGGTCTACGGTGAAGTGCCGTTCCAGCTCTCTGGGTTCGCGATCAATACCCTGAGACAGGGCGTTGAAACAATCGTGAATAAATACCTGAGAGGCACGGAGCGGGCATACCAGATGATCTTCAACCTGATCTCCGATCAGTACTCGGAAGGTTCCTTTAAGTCTATGGATGTTTCAGGGATGGACAGGAACCGGGTGTACTTCACGGAGACTATAAACCCAAATGACCTGAAGAAAACGGGACAGCCAGTGGTCAACCTCGTCGGGCAACTCCCGCAGGACGACATGGTGAAGTTCTCGATGGCGCAGATCGCACGGGAAGGACCAACCCCGCTGCTCTCCGACCAAGCAATCAGGGACAGGATTCTTGCAATACAGGATGCTGACCAGATGAACGATTCCATCAATGAGCAGCTTGCAGAACGGATGCTT